AAGCTATGAAGCTGGATCACGGCCTGGACGTGAACAAGACGATTATCTACACCGAGGACGGCGGACGCCTCGAATCGGTTACTTCTTCTCCTCACTCAATGGAGGGCAACCGGCCAACCTTTGTTCTGAAGAACGAGACTCAATGGTGGCTGGAGAACGTTCAAGGCCACGAAATGGCCGGTGTTATCGAAGGCAACGTCACCAAGATTCCTGACGCTCGTTGCCTCTCGATCTGCAACGCGCATATTCCCGGTGAGGATTCCGACGCCGAACGAGCTTACGACTCGTTCCAGGCTATTGAGTCCGGCCAAGCAGTAGACACGGGTCTACTTTATGACGCTCTCGAAGCTCCCGCAGATACGCCGGTTTCCGAGATCCCGTCTGAGCGTGATGACCCCGAGGGTTTCGCAGCAGGGATTGCCAAGCTCCGTGAGGGTATCGAGATCGCGGCTGGTGATGCTCACTGGCTCCCGATTGACGACATTCTGAACTCAATCTTGGACACCCGGAATCCGGTTACGGAGTCCCGGCGCAAGTTCTTGAATCAGGTCAACGCCTCCGAGGATTCGTGGATCGCCCCGTACGAGTGGGACGCGTGCTGCCCCGAGGGCGGTATCCGCCCGCTGGAGCGGCGCGATGTTATCAGCCTTGGTTTTGACGGATCCAAATCGAATGATCACACCGGCTTGGTGGCGTGCCGTATCGAAGATGGCGCGCTGTTCCTGATCAAGCACTGGGATCCATCCAAACAGCCGACCGGCGAAGTCCCTCGTGACGAGGTTGACGCGGTAGTCCGGTCGTGTTTCGACCGGTACGAGGTTGTGGCATTCCGAGCGGATGTCAAAGAGTTTGAAGCTTACGTGGACGCGTGGGGCCACGATTTCAAGCGTGACGTAAAAGTCAACGCATCCCCCGCTAACCCAATCGCATTCGATATGCGCGGGAATCAGAAGAAGTTCGGTCTGGATTGTGAGCGGTTCCTAGACGCGGTTCTGGAGAAAGAACTCACACACGACGGTGACCGGATCATGCGAAGCCACATCGTGAATGCCAAACGGCATCCAACGATCTACGACTCAATCGCTATCCGGAAAGCATCGAAGGACTCTTCGAAAAAGATCGATATCGCTGTTTGCGCTGTTCTCGCGTTCGGCGCACGACACGAGTACCTGATGTCCAAAAAGAGCCGCACTGGAAAGGTGGTGGTGATTAAGTAGTGGCTACACAGAAGCAAGAAGCAGTCGACCCGGTAAAGCTCCGGGATGAGATGCTGAACAGGTTCGAGGAGGGTCAACGCACCCTCAAGGAAAACGCAGACTACTACGATTCAATCCGCCGCCCGAAGGCTATTGGTGTGGCGATCCCCCCGGCTATGCGTGAGCTTCTGGCCCACGTCGGCTACGCCCGACTGTATATCAACGCGCTCGTTGACCGGCTCGCGGTCGAGGGTTTCCGGATCGGAGACAAGCCCGAGGCGGACAAGGACCTGTGGGACTGGTGGCAGGCCAACAACCTGGACTCCGAAATCAAGCTCGGTCTGACCGAGGCCCTGATTCATGGTCGTGCGTACATCACGGTTTCGATGCCGGATCCGAAGGTAGATCTCGGCTTGGATCCTGCCGTTCCGATCATCCGCGTTGAGCCGCCTACTTCGCTGTACGCGGAGACGGATCCGCGAACTCGGAAGGTGGTTCGGGCTATCCGCCCGATTTACAACCAGGACGGTACCGAGGTCATCGCCGCGACGCTCTACGTCGTGGGCGCAACCTACTTCTTCGCCCAGGAGAACGGTCAGTGGCTCCCGCCTGAGACGAATAACCATGGGCTAGAGCTGGTTCCAGTGATTCCGATCGCGAACCGGACTCGGCTCTCGGACCTTTACGGTACGAGCGAGATCACTCCTGAGCTTCGGTCGGTGACTGATGCCGCGTCGGCTATCACGATGCTGATGCGTGCCGTCGCAGAGCAGATGGGCATTCCCCAAAGGCTCCTGTTCGGTGTTCGCTCCGAGGAGCTGGGTATCGACCCGGATACCGGTGAGGTGCAGTTCGATTCGTATATCGCCCGGATCCTTGGGTTCAAAGAGGCTGATGGCAAGGCGATGCAGTTCGCCGCTGCGGATCTTCGGAACTTCACCGTGGTCCTGGAGGAGCTGCACAAGCAGGCCGCCGCTTACACCGGCCTGCCGCCCCAGTACCTGAGTACCCAGTCTGAGAATCCTGCATCTGCTGAGGCTATTCAGGCGTCCGAAACCCGGCTGGTGATGAACGCCGAGGGTAAGCACCTGATCTTCGGTGCGAACCTCGAAGAGGCTATGCGTGTCGCTTACCAGGTTGCCAAGGGCGGTGAGGTCCCTCCGGACATGCTTCGGATGGAAACCGTCTGGCGTAACCCTGCTACCCCCACCTACGCCGCGAAGGGCGATGCCGCCGTGAAGCTGTACTCCGGTGGCACGGGCGTGATCCCGAAGGAGCGCGCTCGGATCGATATGGGCTACTCGATCGAGGAGCGCCTGGAGATGAAGAAGTGGGACGAGGAAGAGTCCGCGATGCTCGCGCTGGCGGGCATGTACTCACCTGGTGATCCTGCGGCCCCGGCCGGTGCCGGTGCTGGAGCGGCCAAGCCGACTCCGGCTAAGCCCAAGGCCCCTGCTGCGTGAGCCCTGAGGCTTACGCACGGGCTGTAGCAGAGCTGATTGCAGCGCTGATTCTGGCGCTGCTCAGGGTGTTTGACCTAGTGCCTGGTCCACGGATGACCCCCACTCAGTGGGACGGGATTCTCAGGCTTGCTTACCCACATGTTGAGCAGGCTCGGACCGAGGCGGCCCAGCTCGCTCGTGAGATGTACGACGACCAGCGGTCTATGAACGCTCCGCACCTACCCCGTAATGATCAGCCCCTGGTGGGCTCGACGTACGAGGATTTCAAGCGGGCTCTTGAGCCCGTGAGACGACGGATATCCCAGGTGGACTCCGTTGAGAAGGCTGTGGGACTACTCCAGCTGGAGATGGCTCGACAGGTCGAGAATGCGGGTCGCCGCCAGGTGATTCGCGCTGTGGAGTCGGATGAGCGCCTGGCGCTCGAACAGGCTCGATTCGAGCCGGATCCTGATCCGGTTCCGGGCCCGGATCCTGCCGAACCTGCATCCGAACGGCCGCCTGAACCGGTTTCCGGGATCATGCGCGGCTGGGCACGAGTCGCTACCGGTCGTGAGACGTGTGCGTGGTGTCTGATGCTGATTTCCAGGGGTCCGGTGTATTACGCCGCTGAGACAGCTGGTTTGAACGTGTCCGATGAGACCGCGCTCCGAATGATCGCGGCTGGTGAGGACGTATCCGATTTCATGGATGACTGGCACACCGGGTGCGACTGCAAGGTGGTCCCGGTTTTCAAGCACCAGGCATGGCCTGGCGAAAAAGCACGATTCGAAGCACTGAAACTGTGGAAGAACGCGTCTGCGGAGGCAGCCAAGCTGATCGCATCTGGCAAAGCCCGGACCGATAACCACAACAAAGAAGCTATCAACGTTATCCGCCGATGGATCTACCACGGCGAAATTAACCCCCAAGACTACGCGGGTCTTGCCGCGTGATGCCCCAGGCGGGCGCTTACGTCCAGGAGACGAAATTGACTGACACTCTTACCCCTGATTCGACTGAAACTGTCGCACCTGTGGTCCAGGAGACCACTCCCCCGGCGACTGGCAATGAGTCGGATCTCCCTGAATGGGCCAAGACCAAAATCTCAGAACTCAACGCCGAAGCCGCGAAGTGGCGGGTTGAGAAGAACAACGCGCTCGCTAACGCGAAGACGCTTGTTGAGCAGGAATACGCATCCAAGATCACCGAGGCCGCCGAATCGTATGCGGAACTCGAAGTGAAGTTCGCCGAGAAGTCGTCCTGGGCGGCCAAGCTTGAAGCTTTGCTGGACCCTGAGGCCGGAATCCCTGCTGATCGCGTATTGGGTATGGCGAGTCTTGTTCAGGGCTCGACCGAGGAAGAGATCTCGAAGTCGGTTGCGACTATCAAGGATCTGTTCTCGAAGGATCCCCAGCGTCCCCCGCTGGTTGATCACACACAGGGTAAGGGATCCCCTCTCCCTCTCAATGGTGACCCGCTGCTGAATTCGCTCAAAGAAAAGCTGGGCATCCGCTAACACTAGGAGTATTACTCAATGTCGGTTCTTACCCCGAATCCGAATAACCCGGCTGTCGCTCTTACCGGTGACACCATGTTCCAGGGCTACCTTGAGCCCGAAATGGCGCAGGACTATTTCGCTGAGGTCGAGAAGGTTTCGATCATCCAGCAGCTTGCCCGAAAGATCCCTATGGGTACCACGGGCCAGCATATTCCGCACTGGACCGGCGACGTTACGGCGTCGTGGCTGAATGAGGCCCAGGAAAAGCCCATCACCAAGGGCGACATGACCAAGCAGACGATCATGCCCCACAAGATCGCTACTATCTTCGTTGCCAGCTCCGAGGTTGTGCGAGCGAACCCGGGCAATTACTTGAACACCATGCGGACCAAGGTCGCGACTGCTATCGCGATGAAGTTCGATGCGGCTGCGATCAATGACACCGCGTCGCCGTTCGGTGCGAAGCTCGCGGACACCACCAAGAAGATCTCGCTGGCGGATACGAATCCGACCACCGCAGGTGCTCAGGGTAATGCGTACCTGGCGCTGAACAACGGCCTGGATCTGCTCCTGGCTGATGGTAAGAAGTGGAACGGCACTCTGTTCGATGACATCGCAGAGCCGATCCTTAACGGCGCTGTTGACCTGAACAACCGTCCGCTGTTCCTTGAGGCGACCTACGGCGATATTAACGCACCTTTCCGTTCGGGCCGCGTCCTGGGTCGTCAGACCTACCTGTCGGATCACGTTACTCACCTGGACGGCACTGACACTGTTGTCGGCTACATGGGTGACTGGAGCCAGCTGCTCTGGGGCCAGATCGGTGGCCTGAGCTACGACGTTAGCGACGAGGCGACTCTGAACCTGGGTTCGGCTGCGAACCCGTCGCTTGTGTCGCTGTGGCAGCACAACCTGGTTGCTGTCCGAGTCGAGGCCGAGTTCGGCCTTCTGGTCAATGACCCGGAGGCGTTCGTTCAGCTGACCAACACCGTTTCCGCCTGATTCTAGGTTGACTCTACACAGGGAGGGCTTCGGCCCTCCCTGGTGTGAAAGGGATTTATGAAGATTCGCCACAAGGTGAACAAGGGCACCGCCGATGTTTCGGATGCGCTTGCTGAGTCGCTGATTGCGACTGGCCTTTGGGAACCAGCGGATAAGCCCGTTCGGGCATCTCGGGCAACTAAGCCCGCTGAACCTACCGAATAAGGAGTCTCGTGGCCTACGCAACACCCGCTGATGTAGCGGTCCGGTGGGGCCGCGAACTCTCTCCTGAGGAGTCTGCGCTTATCGGTGTCCGCTTGGCGGATGTCGAGCGAATGATTCTCCGGCGTGTGCCGGATCTCGCGGCGAAGATCGCCGCTGGAACCGTTCTCGAAGATGACGTTGTTCAGGTAGAAGCTGACGCGGTTCTCCGGTTGGTCCGGAATCCCGATGGCTACGTATCCGAAACAGACGGGGATTACACGTACATGCTCGCTCAGGACTCGGCCCCTGGGCGGCTCTCGATTCTTCCGGAGGAATGGGAACTCCTCGGGGTGACCGCCTCGGGGATGTTCATTATCGCACCTCGATTCGAGATGCCTACATGAGCTTACTCAATAAGGGCATGGAGCCATGCACTGTGTACCTCGAAGAGGTCGTCACGGATATGGATGGAAATACCCGAACGAGACCTTCCACGGTCGGAATCGAGGCTATGGCCCGTTTCCAGGTGCAGGGTCAGTCGGGAACCAGTGCGAGGCGCGCGGAGCAGGATAACGAGGGTTACACCACGGAGAAAGTTTACCGTGTCCGATTCCCTCGGAGTTTCCCGCATATTCTCGGCGCTCAATCCCAGATCGAATGGCGCGGCCAAAGATGGGCCGTATTCGGCGACGTGTCTATTTATTCGATGTCCCCTCGGACTGCACACGTCACATACGTGATCAAGAGGTTCTGATGGCACGAGTTCGAATGTACGCAGACAAAACAGTCCACACGATTGTCTCGCATCTGGCTGGTGTCCGTGGATCCGTGGTCGAGAACGCGGAAGAGATCAAGGAGCGGGCAGAAGCCCGTCTGGCACTCACGCGGG